GTCTGAGAACTAGTGAATACGCGGACCCGTATATCTGCAATAACGCAGCGGCCCGCTTGTCGCCACTCGCGACATAAGCCGCGAACGTATACACAAAACTACTAATCTGCGACGTTTTGACATATGAGTTGGGCCTACTGAACGCCCGTATCGGCTTGGGTAAAATGGCGGTAAGGAGACACCGCCATGCCAGCCTATCTCGACGACGCATTTTGGGATGAGGTCGATGACGAGATCGAGTGCGATGTCTTCATCGAGTTTCTCTAGCCGGTCGTGGTAGTAGACATTGGTACACTGGTGTTAGGGGCCGTTTTGCGGCTCTCAAACACCGGAGTGCCCGTGTGCCAACCAACGACGAGGTGATCGACGCGATCGCTGCGAATCTGACGCAGCCGCGGCGTGCCCGCACCGACGCTGGTGAGGTGGAACAGCACGAACTCGACCGCCAGGTCGAGGCCGCGAAGTTCGTGTTGGGTTCGCGGGCCGCGAACACCGCTTCGCCGTTCGCGTGCATTCGCTACGCCCAGTGCCAGTATCCGGGGGCCGGCTGAGAATGGGTCTATTCTCGCGCATTCTTGGACCCTCGCGGTCCACCATGCAGTCGACGATCGACGCCCAAAAGGCGGCGATCTCGACGATGGTGCGTGCCAAGTACGATTCCGCCCAAACGACCGACTTGAACCGCAACCACTGGTCGCGGGCCGACAACCTCTCGGCCGACGCCGGACTCCAGCCGCAGATCCGCCAGATCCTTCGCAATCGTGCCCGCTACGAGCTTCGAAATAACTCATACGCGGCCGGCATCGCGTCCACCTGGTCCAACGACCTCGTAGGCACCGGCCCGCGTCTCCAACTCGATCTCGGCCCCGACGTGTCCCCCGACGCGGTGCGGTCGGTTGAGACGGCATTCCTCGACTGGGCTGACCGGATCGACCTCGCCCGCAAGCTGCGGATCGCTAAGACCTCCAAGATTTCCGACGGCGAAGTATTCGGACTCAAGACGAACAACTCCAAACTCCGCGGCGTGCAACTGGACCTCAAACTCGTCGAGGCCGACCAAGTCATTTCGCCGGTCGGCTACCTGACCGAGAACGACGTTGACGGCGTGCGTTTCGACGAGGACGGCAACGTCACCGACTACTGGGTTGCGAGGTCTCACCCCGGATCGCTGCTGCCGGGATTCACGCTGGACGGCCAGTGGATCGACTCGGATTATGTCTGCCACTGGTATCACGCCACCCGACCAGGCCAGCACCGCGGTGTGCCGGAGATCGCCCCTTCGCTAGAGCTGTTCGCCCTTCTGCGGCGTTACACGCTCGCGGTGGTGACGGCGGCCGAGACGGCCGCCAGTTTCGCCGCGATCTTGAAAACGACCATGCCGGCCGACGGGTCCGGTGCCGCGAGTCTCTCCACCCTCGAGACGATGCCGATCGTCCGCGGGATGGCGATCGCCGCCCCCGACGGGTGGGAGCCGGTCCAGATGCGGGCCGAGCACCCGACCTCGTCGCACGACGCATTCGTGCGTCGGATGCTCAACGAGATCGCCCGGTCGCTGGATATGCCGTACATCGTCGCCGCGATGGATTCGTCTACCGCGAACTACTCGTCGATGCGTGGCGACTACCTCGTGTATCGCAAGCGGATCGCCGTCGAGCGGTCGGACATGGAACGGGTGTTTCTCGACCCGCTGCTGATGTCGTGGCTCGACGAGGCCGTGACCGCCGGCATCCTCCCGCGTGGTCTGCCGCCGTTCGCCACATGGAACTGGACGTGGACGTGGGACGGGTTTGAACACGTCGACCCGCTCAAGGAAGCCGACGCCGATGCCGCAATGATCGGCAGCAACATGGCGAGCCTCGCCGAAGTCTGTGCCAAACGCGGCCGCGATTGGCGGATCGTGCTGCGGCAGCGGGCGATTGAGAAGTCGATGGAGCGTGAGCTTGGCGTTGACGCCCAACCGGCGGCGATGGCCGCCGAGGACGACGAGGACGGCATCGAAGCCGCCGACGGCTACCGGCCCCCGCAAGCCGCTCGTGACGCGGCCCGCCGCGGTCTTGAGTTGCGACGCGAGTACGGGCGTGGTGGCACGGCGATCGGCGTGGCTCGTGCCCGTGACATTGCCAATGGCCGATCTCTATCGCTCGACACGATCGGGCGGATGGTGAGTTATTTCGCACGCCACGAGGTTGATAAGCAAGGCCAAGGGTGGTCGGAGGGCGAGGACGGCTACCCGTCTGCCGGCCGGATTGCGTGGCTGTTGTGGGGCGGTGACGCCGGCCGATCGTGGGCCGAGGGTGTCTACAAGCGAGAAACCGAGGACGCCAACTCATGAACAATCGCATCGAACTATCCGCGGCCCTCAACGTGCAGGCGGCCGACGAGGCCGCTGTGCCGACGTTTGAGTTGGTGGCCTACACCGGAGCGTCGATCCGCCAAGGCTGGTCGCGAAACCCGCTAGTGGTGGACCTCGCACACATGGACGCTTCGCGTCCGATCCCGATTCTGTACGCCCACGGCAAGGAGATGCCTCTCCTCGACTCGGTGATCGGCAAGAGTCTTGAAGCCACCAACGACGGCAACCAGCTCATGCTCCGCGGTGAACTGATCCGCGGGACGCCAGCCGCCGACAAGCTCATCGCTCTTGCGAAGGCCGGGGTGCCTCTGCAAGCGTCCATCGGAGCCGACGTTGGCTCAATCGAAAACATTGCCGCGGGAGCGGTCGTGACAGTCAACGGTCGCGAGTTCCCCGGCCCAATCAGCGTTGCTCGTGGAGCGGTCCTCCGCGAAACGAGCGTGGTCCTGTTCGGTGCGGACAGTGCAACGTCCGCGGCTATCGCCGCCGAGGCGAATGAGGTTTCCACTATGAGCGAGCAGCTCAACGAGAAGCCCGTCGAGGCCGCCGTGCCAACGACGGAAGCCACGGCGATTGTCGCCGCGGACCAGAAGGTGATTGCCGGCAACGACGGTGCCAACACCGTTGACGCCGAGGCCGTCGCCAACATCGTGCTGGAACGGCTCCGTGCCGACCGGCTCGCCGAGGTGCGTGCCGAGCGGCCCAAGGCTCCGGCTGCCCACGTCGTGGACGCTTCGGCGGCTCATGACCCGCGGGTGATCGAAGCGGCTCTCTGCCTCAACGGCGGACTCGGCAACGTCGAGAAGGTCTTCGACCAGAAGACCCTCGAGGCGGCTGACCGTCGGCGTGGCAGCACGTCGCTGCAGGAGGTGCTCGTCGAGGCCGCCCGTGCCAACGGGTATCACGGCCCCGCCCGCGTCTCGGCTGGCAACGTGCGGGAGGTTCTTGCGAGTGGTTTCGCCACTCACTCGATCTCCAACGTGCTCGCCGCGACCTACGGCAAGTTCTTGCTCCAGGGCTACACCGCTGTCGAAGCGGCGTGGGACCAGATCGCGTCGATCCGCAGCGTCAGTGACTACAAGACGGTCACCGGCGTGCGGCTCAACGGCGGTTTCGATTTCGAGGACGTTGGACCTTCCGGCGAACTGAAGTCGGCCGACGCTTCGGACGAGACGCGGACGATCCGGGCCAAGCTGACCGGCCGTATGAGTTCGATCACGATGGTCGACATCGTGAACGACGACCTCGGTGCTCTGACCCAAGTGCCTGCCAGGTTGGGGAGAGGGGCCGCGGTCAAGCTCAACAAGGATTTCTGGACAGAGTTCCAGGCGTCCAACTCGTCGTTCTACCGGGCTGAGTCGGCCGCGGCCGGCAACGCCCTGCAGATTTCGTCCCTGCGGACGGCGGTGGCTTCCTACCGGAAGTTGACCGACCCCGACGGCAACCCGCTCGGCATCACGCCGCAGCTCCTGCTCGTCCCGCCGGAGCTGGAGATGACGGCCGAGGAGCTGATGGGCTCGTCGGTGCTCATCACCGGAGAGAACGCGACTCGCGGAAATGTGAACGTGTTCGCCGGTCGGTTCCGCGTGGTCTCCAGTGCGTACCTCACCAGCGGTACGACCTGGTGGCTCATGGCGAACCCGGCCGAACTGCCGGCGATGGAAGTCGCGTTCCTCAACGGCCAGCGGCTGCCGACGGTGCAGCAGGCCGAGGCGGACTTCAACATGCTCGGCATCCAGGTTCGCGGTCACTTCAGCTACGGCGTTGCCAAGGCCGAAGCCCGCGGTGCCTACCGGATGGCGACTGCCTGATAAGTGACGTGAAAATCGTTCCCGGCCGGCGGGCCAAAAACCCGCCGGCCGGGGTAACAAACAACAACCACCCTGTTTTGAAAGGTTTCTCCAAATGGCTTCTTATCGTAGTGATGGCGACAAGCTCGATTACACGCCGGCTTCCGCCGTGGCAGCGGGCGACATCGTTGTCCTGGGCTCCCTCGTGACACTCGCCGACCGGGCGATTGCCGCGAACGAACTCGGTGCGGTGCTGACCAACGGCATCGTGACCGGCCCGTGCGGCACTGGCGCAACCGGTGCTCAAGGCGACGCGATCAAGTGGTATTCGGTCTCTGGCGTGTTTCACGCCACGACCGGCACCAACTGCGGTTACCTCGCCCGTGCCCGTGCTGCTGCCGACACGACCGTGTCGGTGCTCCTCTGGCCGGGTTCGTGATCGACCCCACGCAAGGGGGCGGGTGCGGCCAGCTACCGGCCGTGCCCGCCCCTCTCGCACCTGGTGACTCATGCGTGACGTGATCGCCATCGGCTTGTGGCACCAATGTGAACATGATGCAAGACCTCATAGCAAAGGGCGTGACGTGGTTTGAGGAGCAACGCAAGCTCCACATGGCCGTGAACGTCGAGTACCGTGCTCTTGGGTCGCTCATTCCATCCGTGGTGCCGGCGACGATCGGCGGGTCGCGGTTTGAGGCTGCCGATGCCGCCGGACAGATCATCCGGTACGAGACCCGCGACTATTTCATTGGCGTATCGGATTGGCCGGACGCCCCGGTGCGTGGCGACCGCATCACCGAGACCGACGCAAGCGGCGTCAAGCGGGTG